CTACACTTAGGGCTATCCTTTTAATTTATGCTTGCGTAATCGAGCAACAAATTCTACCAAGAATTTTGATCTTTTTGTCAGGCGTTATTTCGCCATAATTTTGGTAATTTGGATTGTCGGTTGTCAAGGTAGTTACATCATCGATTGGATTATACTGGGATCGTGCTATGTACTTTTCTCCAGTTTTAACTTCAAAAATTAAGATGCCATCAGCTTTGACATCGGTGATCGATTTGTGAAAAATCACAATGTCGCCATCTTTAAAAGATGGAAACATAGTATCTCCCTCAACTAAAAATCCAAAATAATCATCACCCATTTTTAAATCACAGCAAGGTAATTCAGAATCGATGTACACGTTCTTTTTCCCTTCGGTTGGATTAATTAATGGTATTGTGTGGATTGTTGGTTGGTTCAGTTCACCAACAAGTTCGGCAATCGACACATTCAAGACTTGGCTAAACTTTTGAAGAATAGGTAAAGTCAATCGCTGATCCTGATATTCGTATCTCGAAATTGTTGCTGGTGTGGTCTTCATTAAATTAGCTAATTCTCGCTGGCTCATACTTTTGGCGGTGCGGATCGCTCTTAAACGGCTCATAGTACTTCTCCGATTTGGTTAGTCTTTTCAAAATTTTCTTCAATGAATTTCGGAAAGGAATATGGATTTTTTGACCTTTCCAGAACTTAATATTTTCCTGCAAAGTGCCTTGACGATTTGGAGCGTTTGGTGGGTTCATCCATTGATTAGACTTTAATCTACCCACCGATCCCATAGAATTTAAAAGGACATTGATACCATTTAACGTACTAACTTTTAAGCGTCTAAATTTACTCAAACCACCAAATCTTCCTTTCTCTGGTGGGCTGGTTTTACCAATGGAACGATGTTTCATTAAATGGATTCTCCCTGCTTTTCTCATAATATTCTCCTTAAAGGTTTCAATTTTATACAGACTTGGTCAGCAATGAAACTGACCAATCTGGTAACTCTCGCATACCTTAATGGAATCTGTCAAGCAGATCTTCGGCTTTGAGTTGCACATAGCGTAATAAACACCTCTGATCAGCGTGACCAGACACAACCATCATTTCTGGGATGGTAAAGCCCTTCTCTGCCAATCTAGAGATCGCTTCGTGCCTTAAATCATGGAAACGCAGGGATTTTATAGGCGGATAGATCTTACTGGCCTGACCCTTCCATCTTGCCCAAGCCAGCCCCAAAGCGTTGTTGCTGAAACCTAAAACTTTCAGGTTTTTTTGTTTCTGAAGTTTGCGACAAATTTCAATGGTTTTCGTTGACATGGGAATTTTTCGTCCTCTTTTCGTCTTTGTGATTCGTGCAGGCAGGGAAATCATCCGCTTATCAAAATCCACCATATCCCAACTTAAAGCTGACAATTCA